GGCGACAGTCCTTACCTGAAGACTGTTGCTATTCTGTTATAAGCCGGGCAGTGCCCGCCCCACTGTCCATTCCTTTGGTAAGTCCCTATGGCCACCGTTCTCTCGGGCACTTCCGGCGCCCTGTATTACTCCCCTGCCGGAACTTCTGTCACCACTTTGGCTGCTAGTGCATTTCCTGCAACTGGCTCCAACATCACCGTCGGTTCTTACCTCGGCTTCAAGGTCAATGACCCTGTGACCCTGGCTTACCCCGTCGGCGCCACCACCACCAACGCTATTCCCGCTGGTCCGTATTTCGTCAAGACCTACGTTGCCTCCACCGGCATCATGACCCTCAGCACGACTGCTGGTGGTTCTGCGGTGACCGCAACTGCGCTCCCTTCCGGTTTTGGCGCCAACTTCGCCAGCATCACCTACACCGCCCCCGTGGTTGTGGGGTCCGTGCGTGAGTGGAGCTTCGAGATCACTCGCAGCGAGATCGACGTGACCACGATTGGTCAGGAAGTTGGCCAGTACACGTCTTTCCGTGCTTACATCCCCGGTTTCGCGGATGGCTCTGGTTCTGCCACGGTGTACACCACCGATGATGACACCAGTCTGGCCAGCCGAATGATCGAGGACGTGATCCAACGCCAGCAAAGCGGCGCCACGATGAAGCTGTACATCGACCGCGTTGTTGCCAGCGGCACCGTCAACGAGACTGCCAGCCGTTCGATCACTGTGCCTGTGATCCTGACGTCTGCCAGCCTGTCGGTGAACCCCGACGACGGTCAGAGCGTGGCAATCGCGTTCCGTCCCAGTGAGGCCCCGACCTTCGACCTCAGCAAGTCCTGATAGTCTGGTCAGTCCCCTAAAACAAACTGGCCCCGGTTATGCCGGGGCTTTTTTATTGCTACTGCGTTACACTAAACACGTCTTCTCTAGAAGTTTCCATGCCTGCCGCACTAAGCGCAATCGAACGCCTGCGTAAGGCCGCCAATCTGGAGCCTGCCAAAAAGGTAGTCGAACTGAGCGATGGCAGCACGTTCGAGATGTGGGTTAGCCCGCTGACCATGGCCGAGCGCGAACGCGCCCAGAAACAAGCTAAGTCGGACGATGCCAACGCCTTTGCTCTCCAGCTGCTGATTACTAAGGCCCTGGACGAAAACGGTACCAAGCTGTTTGCCCCTGGCGAGATTGACGTCCTGAAGAACGAAGTCAAGGACAAGGATCTCCAGACGCTGATGCTGGCAATCCTTACCGACGACTCCGAGCCCATCGACCCAAAGCCCTAGCCACCGAACTTCGTAAAGACAACTGGCTCATGCTCCAGTTTGGCGTTGCCAAGGAGCTGGGCCTAAGTCTTACCGAAGTACGGACGACAATGACCGCCGAAGAGTTGCTTGGCTGGAGCGCCTATTTCCAGATCCTGAACGAAGACCAGCAAAAGGAAATCGAAAAAGCCAAACGCCGCCGCTAACCCGGCGGCTTTTTATCGCGTAAACTGAATTACCAGACTGTGGCATGGCGCCGTGGCTTACAGAGCTGATATTGAGATTGCCGTAAAAGGCGCTAACCAGATTGAAGCGTTAAAACAAAAACTTCAGCAGGTTTCAGCCGTAGTAGAACGCCTAGCTAACCAAAATATCGGGTTCAGTAATACGCAATTACAGAGAAGTAATTTTTTTGTCGCGCAAGAACGCAAACTAATAGCTGCCCGTAAAGAATACAATAAAGGACTACAAGAATCTATTCGTTTAGCTGTTGAGTTTGATCAACAAGTACGGCGTAGTTTTGCTTTTGCTTCGAGTGTACGGAAAAGCGGTGAACGCACTTTAAGTGGTAGTAGGTCCGCCGGATTACTACCGGAACAGGCAGCTTCCGGGCCTTTTCGGCGTTCTGAGCAAAAAGCAGCCCGTATAGACAGTGCTTATGCACGCTTAGCCGCCGCTGCAGAAGGCACAACCGCACAATTTACACGTATAGCAGGAGAGGGACGTCGATTTAAGGCTTTACCTGCTGCCGGAGAAGCCACAGTTAATTATTTTCAAATTGCCGAAACAGCGGCACGGGCAATCGACAAACAAAATGCTGCCAATGCCCGTTATACAGCTGCTCTAAATAAACTTACAGCCGCAGCAGAAGGAACTATAAGTAATTTTGTACGTTTTAATGCCGGTGTAAGTAACATAATCGGTCTGCTGTCGCCGCAAAGAGTCGCTGGCTTACTTCCCGGTGGACGGGGAATTGCAGGTCTACTTCCTCCGGCAGGTGGAACAAGAAGAGGTAGACAAAGCATTGCAGGTCTACTTCCTCCGGCAAGTGAATTAGGAAGAGGCAGACAACCGGGTACAGCAGCCTTTACTAGGCAATTCCCTACGGACGGCCCTGTAAATCTGATGCCTGGTGGTCGATTACAGTCGATGTTCCCTGGCGCCCAAAGAAGAGGTAGAGCTGCAATCGGCGCAAGAATTCCAGGGGCACTCAGCGGCGCAGCTATTGGTGGTGCTTTCCCGTTGCTTTTCGGTCAAAGCGGTGGAGCTGCTGCAGGTGGTGCTATCGGCGGTCTAGCCGGGGGATTGCTCGGACCCGGCGGTAGTTTTGCCGGTTCCTTGATCGGCACCATACTTGGTGACATTGCCGCTAAGGGTAATGTCGTCAAAAAACTAGGCGAAGACATCGGCTTTTCTGCACAACAAACAAAAATTCTCGAACAAGCCTTCAAACAATCTGGAAGAGAGTTTGACAAATTCCAGGCATCCGTCCAAAACATCCGAGGTCTGGGACTTGACATTGAGGCTCAAGCCGAATCTATCAAACTTGTCAGTACACTCACCGAAAAGTACGGCGGTACTATTGACAAAGTTACTAATGCCTTTACATCTGCTCTTGAGTCCGGCAAAGTAACCCAAGCAACACTCAATCAATTAACGAGTCAAGGTATTCCAATTCAGCAAGCTCTTGCTGATAAGTACAAAGTCAGTCGCAGCGAACTGCTGCAAATGGCAAAAGACGGAAAAATCTCTATACAAGATCTAACCGACACGCTTGTTGAAGTAGGTAATAGAGGTGTTGAGGCTACAACAAGAACAGAAAACGGTTTTACACGACTAGGTAAGGAAACTAGAAATTTAGGTGGTGCGTTCCAGGACTTAGCTGGTGCTATCGTTAAAGCATTGTCGCCTGCTTTTGAATGGTTAGCCGATAAAATTGCAGGAATTATTCAACTTGCCGCACAAGGTGTAAGTGCTGTAGCGCGTATGTTCAGTGGCGGTACAGAAAACGATGTTATTGCATCAGCCAGAGCGGGTGCTCAATTAGTGAAAGAATTCCCAGAACTGCGTACTAAACGCATGGGAGGAAGAGTTTCTCAGCCTGTCGTAGTTAATAACACGCTGGCCAGAGGCGGTACTGTTGCATTAAATCCCACCCAAAAAGCACGTTACGAAACATTACGGAGTGGCTTTATGACGACACTCGAAAAGCCGGAACCAATTAAACCTATAGATGTAACAGGTTTAGGTCAACTACCTCCGTCTAATGGTAATAATACAAAACCAAAAATAGACACAGCTGCTGAAGAAAAGCAACGTTTAGATGCTTTACTTAAACAACTACAGGAAGAAATTCGCATCCGCACCGAAGGTGTAGGTTTAGAAAAAAGTTTAATCGACGCACGCGCCGACCAAAACTACGAACTAGAAGCACAAATACAGTCCAGTATCCGTCTACTGGATATTGGTAGCAAGCAGGCTGTTATCCAGAAAAATTTTGAGGCCGGTAAAATTGGACGTGCCGAATATACGCTGCGTTTGCAATTACTGGAACTTGACCGTACTGAAGATCAGATTCAGTACGAGGAAGACCTGAACCGCATATTCAAAGAACGCTACGGCATCACAGATGCCCTTGCACGCTTGGCAAGAGAAGCACGTACTGCCGCATTCGGTGGCTCCGGTGCTACAGGCACGTTTAGAACAGATCTAAATTTGATGCCCGGATTAACACAAGGGTTTCTTGGGGAAGAATACGAAAAAATTAAAACACAATTAGAAGAACTAACTAAAATTGAAAATCAAGTTGCTTTTGCCGCCGAAAGTATTGGACAAGCGTTTGGTAACTCTTTCAAAGGTATTATTGACGGTACACTAACAGCACAACAGGCTCTCGCTAATTTTTTCAGTTCTGTTGCGGATTCTTTTGCTGATATGGCAACGCAAATGATAACTAAATGGTTACAAATGCAGGTAATTGGGTTAGCGCAGAGTTTGCTTCCCGGGGTCAGTAGTATTTTTCCTTCTGGTGTAAATAATTTTTCCAGTTCTTTTGGTGCTGGAAGTACGGTTGCATTTAATCCCGCCGCCGCTTTCGGTGGTTTTAGAGCTGCAGGAGGTTCCGTCGCAGGCGGAACCTCTTACATGGTGGGCGAGCGTGGTCCCGAGTTGTTCGTGCCCGGTCGCAGTGGTACCATCGTCCCCAACGACAAGATGGGCGGCGGCGGAGACGTAAACGTAGTCGTCAACGTAGATGCCAAGGGCACCAGCGTCGAAGGCAACGAAAGTGAAGGCAAACAACTGGGCCGACTCATCAGTGCTGCGGTACAGTCGGAGTTAGTTAAGCAGCAACGGCCCGGCGGTCTTCTTTCACGCTAATGGCTACCTTTCCCGACTACAAACCCCGAGTTGGCGCCAGTAAAAGCAGTGCCCCCGCCATTCGTACCACCAAATTTGGTGACGGCTACGAACAGCGGCTCCAGTTCGGGCTCCACTCAAACCTTAAAGAGTGGACCCTGGAGTGGAACGTAACCGAAGAAGTATCGGATGAAATCGAGGCTTTCTGGGATGCGCGTGGTGGCACGGAGTCGTTTGAATGGACCCCACCTGACACCAACACCAGCTACAAGTGGGTTTGCAGTGACTGGACAAAATCCATAGACAATCCCGGTCGAGCTGTCCTGCGTACCACGTTCCGCCAAGTAGAAGAGTAATGGCCAGCTTCCCTCCGATTGACCCTGTTTACAGCGCCGTTAAAAGCAGTAGACCCCTTATTAGGACCGCCAAATTTCAGGGAAGCGGTGATTACGAACAGCGCGTCACGTTCGGACTTAATCAGAACCCTAAAGAGTGGTCCCTTACTTTTACTGGTACAACGGCGAATATTATTACCGTTGAAACATTTTTAGATGCACGCGCTGAAGATGCGGCCAGTTTTGAATGGACACCCCCTGACAGTAATACAACGTACAGGTGGGTATGCGATCAATGGACTAAAGAAATACTAACCGATGATGTATCTACAGTTAACGCTACCTTTCGGCAAGTATTCGAAGCATCTCCTATTTCTGGTAGTCTTGCTTTGCCTGTCACCACTGGCATTTACGCGCTAACCGGATTGCCGGCAGAGTTTCTTATTACTACTATTACTGTGCTGCTTGCTGATACTGGCACTTACGCCTTGAATGGGCAGCCGGCGGCATTGAGCGTTCAGCTGGCTGGTGCTTACATTGCGGCTGTAGAAGCCGCTGATGGCCAGGCACTAGAGTCTGGCGTTAAAACAGCCATTACTAATTTTGTAGCTGGCTGCAGAGCAGATGGTATTTGGAATGCCATCAAGGCATCCTGCATCCTTGCTGGTGCCCGCACGCTGAGTGGTGCGCTGGTGCCGCTGGTAGGTACTGCGCCGACTAACTTCAACTTCTGGGGTGACGCTGACCCCTATTGGGCGAACGTATCGTTGCTGCTGCGTATGAATGGCACAAATGGAAGCACTACTTTTACAGATAGCAGTAGTAATGCGCTAACCGTAACGACGTTTGGCAATGCACAGATCAACACTGCACAGAGCAAGTTTGGCGGGGGTAGTGGGCTGTTTGATGGCAATGGAGACTTTTTGTCAAGTGCGTATAACCTTAGTTTAGACCTAATAGGCAGTTCATTTACCGTCGAGGCTTGGATCTATCCCACTGCTTTCAAAGCCTCTGGAATGCGTATATATGCAGCCGGCGGTGGCACAGTGGGGTTTAATGGAACCAACGGAATTCATTTACTCATACAGCTTGCCGCCAACAGTGGAAAAATCAGCGTTCTATGGTGGAACGGGTCTTCGTCACAGGGTGTGGAAACAGCGGCAGCAGTAGCTCTATCCACATGGTCACACATTGCTGTTTCAGTATCTGGTACGAACGTGTACGTCGCAGTCAATGGCGTAGTACAGCTCATTGCCTCTCAAACACTCGTTCGTCCGTCCACCAACCCCGTCACCACCGTTGGAACGGTAAATGGTGAATCAGGCGGCGTCGGCACGGCGTTCCAGGGCTATATAGACGACCTCCGAGTAACTAAAGGCGTCGCTCGCTACACCGCCAACTTCACTCCACCTACACAAACTTTCCCTGGTTCAACAGCCGATTATGACCGCAAGACAGGGTTGGTGGGGGATGGAAGTACGAAGTATTTGGATAGCAACTACGCTTTTCCTACTTTGCTTCAAAATAATTGCCATATTGCTGGGTTTTTCAGCACTGTAGACTCAGTGGGTATTGCAGTCGGCGGGTATGGGGATACTAGCGCTAGCGGATCGTACTTAAGTACAAGAGGGGCACGACTATACCAATCAAGCGTTACCACTTTTACTCCAAGCAATACCACTACCGCTGGTTTTAGGGGAGTGTCCAGAAATGCCTCAGTTTCCTTCGTGTATCGTCGCGCAGGAGTCAACGAAACCGCGAACATAGCTTCTTCGGGAGTCACGCACGCAAATCAAGGTATATATGCTAGACGGCGTAATACTGGCATATATGACGCCTACGGCGACTGCCGCCTAGCCTTCTACTGCATCGGCGAAAACCTAGACCTCGCGCTGCTAGATGCCCGCGTAACCACGCTCATAAACGCCATCGCAGCGGCTATCCCTTAGCCGTTAGGCGCCATTCCCGGATGCTGGATCTTAAAGTGCAAGTAATGAACGCTCAAGCAAACACCTTTGAGGCAGTCGCACCATGAGCGTGCCCATCTGGCAAGCCACTGCAGCCTATGTCGTAGGTGATGTTGTCCAGGCTGTAACCAGTCCGGGCACCGGCTTTTTCTTTCGTTGCACAGTAGCGGGCACGACTGGTGCAACTGAACCGTTTTGGCCGACCATCGTTGGCAACATTGTCGAGGACGGCACTGTCACTTGGATGGCAGTGTCCATTATTGCGGGCGACCTTCAAGGGCCCAACCCAAGCGCCATCATCGAATTATTCGAACTTCAACTGTTTGCCAATATCCACGGCACAAGCGAAATTTACCGCTTCCATGCAGGCACAAGTTTAGTCAATAACGGCGAGGTCGTATGGCAAGGCAATGCCTACCTACGTTTCCCTGTAGAAGCCGATGGGTTTGAGTACAGCGGAAAAGGAACGCTACCTCGCCCCAAACTCCGGGTCAGCAACATCCTCGGCACAATTACTGCCATCCTCCTGAGCTTGCCCAATGGTCTAGAGGCAGCAAAGGTAACGCGCATCCGCACACTGGCGCGATACCTAGACGCAATAAACTTTCCCGCAAGTGGCGACATTGTATTAACAGAAGACAGCTTTTCCTTGTTACTGGAAGATGACGGCTCGATATTGATTGAACCACTCAACCCAACTGAAGATATTTTTGCTGAATTCCCCCGAGAAATTTATTACATCGACCGCAAGAGCGCCGAAAACCGTGAAGTCGTAGAGTTCGAGCTGGCCAGTGTTTTCGATCTTGCTGGCGTCAGGCTACCCAAACGTCAGTGCATTGCCAACGTTTGTCAGTGGGTGTATCGCTCCCCCGAGTGCGGTTACATCGGCACCAATTACTTTGATTCCAACGATGACCCGGTTGGCAGCGCAGCTCTAGATGTATGCAGCAAGCGACTGTCCAGTTGCCAAGTAAGATTTGGCACGAACTCCGAATTGCCCTACGGTAGTTTCCCTGGTGTTGGATCGGCATCCTCATGATCTGGCAAGCAAAGGCACTAGAACACGCCAAAGCGGAAGATCCGCGTGAAGCATGTGGCTTGCTTGTAGTGGTCAAAGGACGCAAAAAGTACTGGCCGTGTCGCAACCTAGCGACCAGTCCCGATCAATTTTTTGCGTTGGCACCTGATGACTGGGCCGCCGCTGAGGATGCGGGTGAGATCATTGCAATCATCCACAGCCATCCGATCACTCCGCCGCACCCATCACCTGCTGATCGTGCTGCCTGCGAATCAAGCGGTTTGCCCTGGCACATCGTCAACCCCAAAACGGAAGCCTGGGCAAGTTGCGAGCCTTGCGGGTACAAGGCACCACTGATCGGTCGTCAATGGACATGGGCCGTTCACGATTGCTGGACACTGGCGCGTGACTGGTATGCCGAGAACGGAATCATGCTTCGAGACTGGGAACGCTGCGCTGACCCTGAGGAGTTCCAGGCGGCACCGTATTTTGACCGGTGCTGGAAGGAGACCGGCTTTCGAGAATTAGCCGAGGACGAAGAACTGGAACCAGGCGATCTGTTGTTTATGAGCGTTTTTAGCAGTGGGTTAAATCACTGCGCCGTGTACCTAGGGGACCAAATAGTACTGCACCATCTGCAGGGCCGACTGAGTAGCCGTGACCTTTACGGCGGTTGGCTACTAAAATGCACTGGAAGGAGGTTGCGTCATGCTGCGTAAGATCAAGCTGTACGGCAAACTCGCCAAGTTCATCGGTCATCGTGTGCTTGAAGCGGATGTCGCCACGGCGGCTGAAGCAGTGCGCTTCTTGGTGGCCAACTGGCCGGAAGTGGAACAGCACATGGCCGACCAACACTACCGAGTCAGTGTTGGCACCTACGATCTCGATCTCGAAGAAATTCACCACCCGGCTGGTGCCGCACCGATCAGTTTTGTGCCCGTGGTGACTGGTGCTGGCGCAGTGGGAAGGATCATTTTGGGCGTGGCACTTGTTGCCCTGTCTTTTGTTAGTTTTGGTGCAGGCGCTTGGGCCGGTATAGCAGGAAGTTTTGGCACAGCAGCAGGTGCCGCAAGCGGTAGTGTTACCGTCGCTTTGTTAGGCGCTAGTTTGATTCTGGGCGGCATCGCTCAACTTCTAACCCCAACACCATCCACGAGCAAAGACGAGGGCGATCCACGTAAGAGCTTTAGTTTCAGCGGCGTTCAAAACACCACTCGCGCTGGTCTGCCCGTTCCGGCTGTTTACGGTGAAACACTTGTCGGCAGCGTTGTGGTTAGCGCGGGCATCGACATTGTGCAGGTAGCGGCATGAGCATCTTTGGCGCTGGTGGTGGTGGTGGCAAAGGTAAGGCTGGCGCTGGTGGGCGCAAAGCCAAAGAAGCCAAGGACAACCTGGACTCGACAGCTTACGCAAAAATCATCGAGCTGCTGAGCGAAGGCGAGATCGAAGGATTTTCAACGCCTTCAAAACTTGGCCTTACAAAGGGCACTACTGCCTACACAAATGCTTCACTAAAGGACATATTTTTTAATAAAACAGCGGTGTTGCGAGCGGGTGCCAGCAACACTGAGCCTCAGGACTCAGACTTTAATTTTACAAATGTAACGTACTCGCCTCGTTTTGGTACGCAAGACCAGGACTATGTTCCAGGTTTTGATGCCGTTGAAGAGGAAGTAGCAGTTGGTTCAGACGTGCTAGAAGGGCTACCTATCACGCGGACTATTACAGATACCAATGTAGACGCCGCTCGCATCACAATCAATGTACCGATACTACAAGAAGTAACAAAAAAGGGCGACATTGTCGGAGCTGAAATTAACCTGCAGATTGCAGTTCAGTACAACAACGGCGGCTTTACAACGGTTATTGACGACACGATTAAAGGTCGTACATCCGATCTGTACCAGCGAGATTACCTTATCAATTTAACTGGTGCTTTTCCCGTTGACATCCGCGTAACACGAATTACGCCAGACAGCACTACCGTAAAACTGTCAAACGCATTTAGCTGGTTCAGTTACACAGAGCTGATCTACCAAAAACTGCGTTACCCCAACAGTGCATACGTTGCATTGCGTATTGACGCAGAGCAGTTCAGCAGCATTCCAAGTCGTAGTTACAAAATTCGTGGCATCAAAGTACGCATCCCCAACAATGCGACCGTAGACATCAACACCGGACGCCTCACTTACGCCGGAGTGTGGACTGGTGTGTTCGGTGCAGCAGCATGGACAACTGATCCAGCATGGATTTTGTGGGATCTGCTGACCAGCTCCCGTATAGGACTAGGAGACCACATCCAGGAGTCGTCGCTAGACAAGTGGAGCTTTTTCCAGGCCAGTAAATACTGCAACGAGCTGGTGCCAACGGGGCTAAACAGTCCGACGTTGGAACCCCGTTTTAGTTGCAACGTCAACATTCAGACGCAGGAGGAAGCGTACAAAGTCGTAAACGACATGTGCTCCGTGTTTCGAGCCATGCCGTTTTGGGCAGCTGGATCTCTGAACGTCATGCAGGATCGTCCGGCTGATTCAACCGGATTATTTACCCTTGCCAATGTCACCGAACAAGGTTTTAACTACGAAGGCAGCAGCCTTAAGACACGAGCCACTGTTGTTGTCGTAGGTTGGCTAAATCTGGAGCTTGGCGATATCGACCGTGAAGTAGTTGAAGACCTTGAGAGCGTTGCGAAGTACGGTGTAGTTACAAAAGAAGTCAGTGCGTTTGCCTGTACCAGTAGGTCGCAAGCCAACCGCCTCGGTCGGTGGCTTTTGTACTCCGAACGCTATGAAGGAGAAGTAGTTTCGTTTACCACATCTATAGACAACGGCATTGTTGTTCGACCTGGGGCAATTATTGAAATTGCCGACCCTGTAAAAGCTGGTGTGCGACGTGCAGGGCGGATTAACACCGCTACGACTACTGTAGTGACAGTCGATGACGCCACAGACTTGCCGACGGAAGGCACGCTAAGCGTGGTGCTTCCCGATGGAATCATTGAAAATCGCACTATTTCTAGTGTAAGCAATACTGACATTACGGTAACTACAGCTTTTAGTACAGCCCCACAAACCAACGCAATGTGGTTGCTGGACAACACAGCAGTGCGCCCAACGACGTGGCGCGTGCTCGGTGTCAGTGAAGCGGATGGCATCAATTACAGCGTCAGTGCGATTAGCTATGACGCAAGCAAGTACGCTTATGTGGAAAGCGGTGACCCCCTGCAACCACGCAGCATTTCGATCTTAAGCGTACCCCCGGACGCACCAACCGATCTAACTGCTGATGAGTTGTTTTATGTCCTTAACGGTCGTGTAGCAACAAAGCTAGCCCTGACTTGGAAGGGGGTACGAGGTATAAATGAATACCGCGTCAGGTGGAGAGAGCAGTTTAGCAACTGGGAGGAAGTAAAAACATACGGTCCGGTGTACGAGATACAGGATGTATCTGACGGCGTGTACGAAATTGAGGTGTATTCAATCAGCGCAACGCTGATACTTAGCTCCGCACCCTCAACACTCAGCGTAACCGTGCTCGGTGTTGGCGCACCACCAGCAAATGTAACCGGGGTAAGCCTGGTGCCTATCAACGAAAGCAGCGCCATTATTCAGTGGGATTTGGCAACTGACCTAGATGTACTGGTTGGTGGTGAGGTATTGCTGCGTCATGACCCACAGCAACTACCCACTGCGGAATGGGCCACCAGTAATTCCATCGTGCAAGCAGCAGCAGGCAACCAAACCCAAAAGCAAGTGCCGCTATTGGAAGGCACCTACTTCATTGCATTCCGCGATCAATCTGGCGTGCGCTCGGTTACGCCTGTTGCAATACCGGCAGTGCTACCCACGCCGCAGCCACGGTTACTGGTGAAGACTTGGGCGGAGGAAAGCGAGACCCCGCCGTTTGCTGGCATCGGTACGGATATGTATTACGCCAGTGAATATGCAGGACTGGTTTTAGACTACACTTCATCCCTGCTTGGCGGCGCTGCTGACACTAATTACGCCAGCTTAGACACAACGCAAGGCGGCACTGCTTCTACTAATTACGCTGCCTTGAATACGCTTAGCGGCAGTAATGCTGCTGGCGACGGCTTTTCAACTGACATCAAACTCTCCGGTCAATATATTTACGAAGACACCCTGGACTTAGGTCAAGTGTATGACATCAATGTGCGGCGGCGTGTTATTAGTTTTCCTATTGCTTTTGGTTTGTTGTTTGATGACATGCCTGGACTGTTTGATGAACAAACGGGTGATTTTGATGGCAGCGATCTCGATCAAGTAAATGCCGTCACCTATGTGCGCGTCACTAACGATGATCCCGCAGGCACCCCCACTTGGGGCGAATGGAACGAGTACGCCAATGCCATCGTTCGCGGTCGTGGGATTCAGCTCAAGGTGGAAGCAAACACTCAATCTCCACAGGTGAGCATGACAATCACCGCGCTTGGCGCCACTGCTGAGCTACAGCAACGCACCGAAACAGCTAGCGTCAGCGGCAGTAGCACTTATAATGTGACGTATGCCGACGCCTTCTACGCGGCTCCTGATGTGACCATCAGCCCATCGAACATGGCTACTGGCGACTTCTTTACGCTGACGGCAGTCACTCGGACAGGGTTTACAGTGGCATTTAAGGACAACGCTAACGCAGCCGTGATTCGTAGTTTCACCTACACTGCTGTCGGTTACGGGAGGGAAATCTAATGGCACAAGCTGACCAGACCATTCAAAATAATCCGTTTCCGACGGTACGAGCAGACATCAATACTAATCTTGCGGCTCTGTTTAGCAGTAACAGTGGTAATACTGCTCCGGCAATAACCGTTGCATTTCAGGATTGGATTGATACCGCTGGCGTAAACCCTATATGGAAAAAGCGCAACGCGGCTAATAATGGCTGGCTAACGATTGCTGTACTTGAAACGGGTGGAGTTGTCTTTCCAAATAGCGGAAAGGCTCTATTCGGAACGGTTCAAACTCTTTCATCAAACAAAATTTTAACTAGCGGTGACGACAGAGATTTACTTGTTACTTCAACTGTAGGAATAACCATAACACTTCCAACAGTTGCAGCAGGTTATGTTTTCGGTATCGTCAATAAATCTACCAGTTTTATAACTATTGATACAGCTTCAGCCGGCACGCTGATTGGTGAATTTCCCGGAACTCTCGGTTTGCCTGCGGGAGCAGAACTTATTTTGACTTGCGATGGTGTGGGGTGGAACGTACTTAACGGTCAAGGGCAAATTCCTTACGTTATTCAACAATTTTCTGCCACTGCTACATACGTTCCCACGGCTGGTTGTATTGGTTTTCTCGCTTGTGTGTACGGCGCAACAGGCGGTACTTCTGGTTCTACCGGACAAAAGAAAGGTGGCAGCGGCGGTGGAGGTTACTCCGAAAAACTCTTCACCACTCCTTTAGCAGGTAGTTATTCCGTAGTGATTGGCGCAGGAGGTCTTGGCGGGGGCACTAACGGCAGTGCGGGAGGAACTACTACTTTTGGTGGTGTTATCTCGGTACCTTCAAGTGCTGGAGTGCCGAACGGAGCCGCTGGCGGTACTGGTGGGGTGGGAACAGGTGGTGATTTTAATGCAACAGGTGGCCAGGGAGGAAGTGGAAATACTTTTGGAGGTGGAGGTGGCGGATCAGCTTCTCGCGCAGGTAACGGTGGTGTTGGGGGCGCTGGGGCTAATAGCAATTCCGGGGGCGGTGGAGGTACGGGCGGTAATAATGGTTCTGGTATCACCCCAGGCGCTGCCGCAACAGTAAATAGTGGGTCTGCGTATAGTTTCGGCTTATTTTTTACCTCGCCGGTTTTTCAGGCTGGGCAACCTGGAGGACCTTTTAACCCTGCCGGCGATGGTGCTTCGGGACTTACTACTTACAACCTAGGCGGTACGATAGGAAGCTCCTCCGCAAGTTTCGGTGTGGGAGGATGGTCAGAGGCCGGTAGTTCTTCCTCTAACGGCAATAGAGGCCATGTAACTGTCGTGGAGTTTTTCTAATGACTAAAACAGCAGTTAAATTAAGACCCGATCAAACGATTGAAAACATTATCGTAGTTGAAAGCTACCTTCCAACTGACTACATTTTTGTTGATTTTCCGGTTTACTTAGATGCGACATTGGAATATTGCCAGTCTTTATATCTTGCTCCTAACCCCGACTATGTAACTTTTTGGGATGGGTTGCTGGTCAGCGCGGTCTATGCCTCGATCCGCACGCAGTCAATGGCATCACTGCCGATGAACACGCTGGCAACAGAGTTCATCGCCCTCATCGGTGACGCAAAGGCAGATCGCCCGAATGAAGTGGCAATCCAGGCCAGCATGGACGCCATTCTCAGCACTGGTACATTTACACAGGCTGATGTGGACGAGTTGACTGCAATTCTGGCAGCCGCAAGTCTTGACACCATCTACATCCTTGGAGCACCTGCGTAATGGCTACCGTTATTCAACGCATTCAACTGCGTAACGACACCGCCGCCAACTGGACTACCAACAACCCTACGTTGCAGGCGGGAGAACTGGGCCACGAAAACAACACGGGCAAATTCAAGATAGGCACTGGCGTTTTAGCTTGGACAGATTTGTCCTATGCCTCTATTCTCCCTGGAGTAGCTGCCATTGTTGATGCAGACATTAACGCATCTGCTGCCATTACCGATACAAAACTAGCCACAATTAGCACTGCCGGAAAAGTAAGTGGCACCGCAATTACAAGCGGTAACATTTCTACAAGTGGCAACATTTCTACAAGTGGCACTGTTCTGACCAGCAATAGCCTCGGCTATTCAACCGGAGCGGGTGGCACGGTAACGCAAATTACTAGCAAGGCAACTGCCGTCACCATAAACAAAACTACTGGACAAATCACAACGAGCAATGCTGCCCTTGCGGCGGCGGTTGAAGTTACATTCACTGTCAACAACTCCACGGTGGCCGCAACAGATGTCGTTGTTGTTAACTTGGCCAGCGGGGGTACAGCCAACACATACATGGTGGGAGTTCATGCTGTGGCCGCAGGGTCTTTTGACATTATCATTAGTAATGTATCAGGTGTGTCACAGTCCCAAGCCCTGGTTCTAAATTTCGCCGTCATTAAAGGAGTCTCCGCGTAATGGATAACCGCAAGATTTCAGACCTGACCGCGCTGACCACACCAGCGTCAGGTGACTATGTGCCCATTGTGGACATCAGCGAGTCCGATGTTGCCAGTAAGAACAAGCGGATCACACTCACTGAGCTGTTCAAGATTCCCGATGCCGTTAATATTGCAACTGGCACCACTACCGGCAGCAAGATCGGCACCGCGCCAACACAAAAGATCAGCTTTTGGAACGCGACGCCAGTGGTGCAGCCCGCAGCAGTGGCCAACATCACCACAACAGCCACCACCGGAACGCTGCCAACCGCCAACGGCTCCGTGACCATTGCTGATGCTGCTACGCCAACTGTTGTCGAGTTACTGGAATACTGCGTGGAGCTGGAAGCCAAGCTCGAAGATTTACTTGGTAAGCTGCGTACCATCGGCATCATCGCCACCTAATGGCCGTCCGCAGTAAGACCGGCGCCGCTCGCATCGAGCACCAACCCGGACCCCCTAAAACCACCAGCCAAGGTCAGGGCCAGAACAGCCGTCCACGTAGGCGAGGCCGTAAGAAGCTGCGCGGTCAAGGCAAGTAGCTACAATGCAAAAGTAGCCAATGCTGCCATGATCGAAATCATCGCCGCAGTAGCTGGCGCGTCCATCTCCGTTGCAGCTCTCGGAGCAATGGGGTTCACCAAACGGAATGACGAGGCGCGAGATGCTGTCATCCGTTTGACTTCGGCGGTGGAGCACATCGCCACTCAGCTCGAAGTGCTCCATAACGACATTCGTGAAGAACGCAGAGAAACCTTCGGTCGCCTAAACGGCGTTGAGCAGCGAGTCAGCAAGCTAGAAGCCGGTTCACCCTGGGACGGAAGCAACAGGCGCAGCTAATGGAATCATCCGTCGTACAGATTTACGACCTCGGCCAAGGCTTCACCATTGAGCAGCTAGAGAACGAGCTGGGTCACAATTTTTACCGCATGTGTAAGGGCAGCATCTGCCGTTACTGCGAAGACGAGTACATGGCGTACATGTACGCAGAGAGTGCCGGCTGGGACAAATTACTGGCTGATCCATAGCTTGATCGCATCCTCAAGATGCGGCTCCCAGAAATGCTGGGCCCGAAACCAATCCAGCCAATCAGTACACGACCCCTTACTCATATTGCAGGCATAACAGCAGCCCACAAGATTTGATCGTCGTGTCTCCCCACCTTTCGACTTGGGACGTACGTGATCGAGAGTGCCGGATCTCCCCAAAGGCTCTCGACAGTAGGCACATTTATTCCCCCAGAAGTTAAGGATATGCTGCCTGAATCTTGCCTTCGCCTCGCGTTTACTAAAGAATTCCGTGCCGTCGATGTGGTGTTCCATGCGGGCACGGCTCTTTAGTGAATTTAGCTACAAACCCGCGTGGATACTTGCGTTTGGACCACTAGGCTATAGACTCACACACAGCACTTCCTTGTTGCTATGGATTTTTTGACCCACCCCGCTTTCTGGATCATCGTGGCTGCTGCCAGTGAACTGATCGCGCTTAGTCCGCTCAGGAGCAACAGCATCATCCAACTTGTGATCCAGATCCTGACGCTGATTAAGGCAAAAAAGGTCTGATCGGCTTTGGTAAGCCCGGCTGGCAGCGTGAACTGGAATTCGCTATTCGCAAATGGTGGTTCGAGAAAACGCTGCCAGCCAAACTAGACAAGGCCGAAGCCGACTGGCACTCAACCCAACCACCCGCTATCCCTCCGCCGGTTGTGGTGGAGCATCCCATCGACGAAAACCTGCAGACTGGTGAAAGCCGCTTGTTAGGCGGTCCCATGAGTATCCACGCACCCTGGCGCCGTGACTAACAAGATCCGTCTGGTCGATCTCTTCCGCTACTACAAGTCACTGCCGCACCAGATGGCCGGCGTGACCGAGCTGGAAGAACTCATCAATAAAAACAACCCCCACATTCTCGGGCGGAACCAATCCTGGTTCAAAACGTGGAGCCAATCCGGCAAACAACAGGATTATTCCCCAGCAGTAAAACTCATTAAAGAGTTTGAGGGCTGCCACCTCAGCGCCTACCCAGACCCGCTGCACGGTTGGAACGTCGCCACCATCGGCTACGGAACCACCTATTACCAAGATGGTCGCAAAGTAAAAGAGGGTGACAAGGTAACGGTCACTGAAGCCGACCAGCTACTCCTGCAAGAAGTCGAGCGCATCGCCAAGCATCTGTACGGCAAAATCCCGTACTGGAACGAGATGCGGGTAACGCAGCAGTCCGCTCTGATTAGTTTCGCTTACAACCTGGGTTCCGACTTCTACGGTGCCAAGGACTTCGAAACGATCAGCAGCCGTCTCCGCGATAAGCAGTGGGACAAGGTAGCTGCTGCGATGTTGCTGTACCGGAATCCCGGTACGTCAGTGGAATCCGGATTGTTGCGTAGACGTGAGGCAGAGGGCAAACTCTGGTCACAAAACACGACGGTGATGCCAGCCCAGGCGAGTAGTTCGGCTGTGAGTTTGAAAGTCCCGTACGAGTACCAGCTCGACAATGGGTCCACGGGTTACCGGGAGTGTTTCAGCTCCAGTTGCGCGATGGTTGCCCGCTACTGGGGCAAAATTTCCGGCGACCACGAGTACAACCGTATCCGTTGCCAGTTCGGGGACACGACTGACGCCAAGGCTCACATCCTGGCATTGAAAACCCTGGGCCTGAGAGCCACCTTCGAGATGGAAGGCACGGCCCAAATTCTGGAAGGAGAGATCCGTTCGGGGTATCCCACGCCGGTCGGCTGGCTCCACAAAGGCCCCGTCTCAGCCCCGACAGGCTCAGGGCACTGGAGCGTTGTAACCGGATTTACGTCCACCCATTTCATCCACAACGACCCCAACGGGGAAGCGGACATGACAAACGGTGGCTACGTTAACCACAAGGGTGGTGCAGGAATTGCATACTCCAGGCGTAGCTGGCTTCGACGCTGGCTCGTCGATGGCCCGGAATCGGGCTGGTACATGAAAGTCCGCCCCATCTGAGCATGAACAGTTTCGAGCAACCTGTAGAACAGCAGCTAAGTCAAAACGCCCGCGACAGATGGCTGCGCGAGCGTTACGACGCAAAGGACTGGAACGGGTTGTTCGAGGCGGCGATCCTGCTCAACACGTTGTATCACATGGAGCGCACCAAGTCCTCTTGGGCAATCCGAGAAGCGGCGTCAAACCTCTCCAGTATCTGCGGGCTCGACCGCGACTCCTGCTAAATACGCCCGGTACAACCCGGTGTACAGGCAGTGATTGGGGTGGTCGAGCTTATCCCTGCCATCTTTTAGATACAGGGCCTCCAGTTCGTCATATCTCTGTTGATCGAGCAGAACGGATTCGGACATAACGCAGGCGTTGTAGTACAGATCGACTTGTGCTGGAGCGAGCCAGTTGAGATTTGCCCTGAACAGCAGGCGGAACTTCAACCAGGCACCCACCATAGGTAAGTTCGGCCAGTTCCACCGCTGCTGAAAGGGTTTCTGCCTGGAACAATTCCCGCAGGGGGCCACGTCCAGGCAACCAGACCAGTAACTCAAAGTAGTCAGTGGCCGGGGCAGTGTCGGTCAACTGGCTTTACACCAACTGCTGGGGTAGTCAGGTTCATCGACGCTGTGAATAGTAACGAAGCCACCAATAGATTGAGCAACAAGCCGCGCCGCTTCGACGGCCCGCTCGTAGGTGACCCAGGTTCCAGCGTCATCTTTCTCCACAGTCAAACCAATTCCTGAACCTTTGGGACCGTAC